AGGGCGCCTCGAACTCGATTCGCCGATCCTTCCTCGACACGTCGTACACCTCGGTGCGGTTCGATGTCACCAGCTCCACCCGGCAGCAGATCGTCCGGAAGTCCCGGTTCTTCGAGCAGAATAACGCGGTGATGAATCGCCTAGGTGACCTGTTCGAGAACTACACCGTCGGCAGCAACTTCAGCGTGCAGCCGGCTTCCTCGGATCCGGAATGGAATCTCAAGGCCAAGAAATGGTGGGATATCTGGTGCAGATATCCGGACATCGGATCCCGGCAGTCTTTCGGCACCCTGATGTCATTGGCTTCCCGCGGCTGGTTCTACGACGGCGAATCTTTCATCCTGCTCACTAAGGGCGAAACCGGCCGGCCCCGCCTGCAGCTCGTCGAGCCGCAGCAGGTTTCCACCCCTACCGGGCAGGAGAATCAACCGGACATCTTCGATGGTGTGCGGTTCGATACTCGCACTGGTCGGGCTCTCAGTTACTTCGTCGGCCAGGAGCAACAACAGGGACAGCTCGCCGACATTCGCTCGATCTCATCCGACTCGATCATTCACATCTACGAAGCCCAGCGTGCCGGCCAGCTCCGCGGCCTGCCGTTCGTGGCTTGTGTGATCAACGACCTTCACGACCTGGACGATCTCCAAAAGCTGGAGATGGAATCCTGTAAGCTGGCCTCCAGTGTGGCCCAGGTGATCAAGACCAGCTCCGGTGAGGTCCAAGCCACCAGCCTGCGCTCGGGTGTGGCCGGTTCTCAAGGCACTGCCCAGAACTACTACGAGAACGTGTTCGGTTCCTCGGTGAAGGTGCTGAAGTCCGGCGACGAGTTCGAGCAGTTCCAAGCCGACCGCCCCAACGTCAACATGCGCGAATACTGGCGTAACCTGACCGAGAAGGTCTGCGCCGGCGTCGGAATCCCGTACATCTTGGTATTCCCCGAGGGAATGCAGGGCACCGTCTACCGCGGCGCCCTCGATATGTCGTCGGTATGGTTCCGGAGCCGCCACCAGGTGATGGCATCGGCCGCACGCCGTATCTGGGAACACGTCATGGAGTACGCCATCCGGGTGGATCCCAGCCTGCGCGACTCTCCCGACGACTGGTACGAAGTCTCCATCCAGGCGCCGCGGGCCCCGAATGTCGACGTCGGCCGCAACTCTGCCGCCCAACTGGCCGAGCTGGAAGCCGGTGTGACAACTTTCGACGAGATCTATGGCGCCCGCGGTATCGACTGGCGCTCCGCCTTGGAGTCGAAGGCTCAACAGGCCAAATACATTCAAGACCTGGCCGGAAAGTACGGCATCGACGTTTCGCAAATCTCGACCGCCCAGAAGCAGCCCATCGCCCCGGAGCCAGCCGACATGGCCATGCAGGAAAACCCGTCGGGCACTATGCCTGAACAAATCCCGGCCGAGCCCATCCAAGAGGTTGTCGCCGTGGCAGGCCCGAAGAAACGCAAACCTAGGGCCAAAAAAACCGAATGACTAAAGTAACCAACTGGCTTTCCTACCAGCCGCGGGCCTCGGCCATGGAGCCCGCCACCATCCAGATCTTCGACCAAATCGGTGAGGACTGGTTCGGCGGATCCGGTGTGTCGGCCAAGGCCTTCAGCCAAACCCTGCAGGACGTCGGCCAAGGCCCCCTTGTGGTCGAGATCAACAGCCCCGGCGGCAACGTCTGGGATGGTTTGTCGATCTACAATATGCTCCGAGGCCGTCAGGCGCCCGTCACCACCCGGGTGGTCGGCATCGCGGCCTCGATTGCTTCAATCATCGCCCTGGCCGGCGATACGGTTGAGATGGCCGAAGCGTCTCTGTTCATGATTCACGACCCCTCCGGAATGGTGGCAGGCACCTCGGAGGATATGCGGAAGATGGCCGACGCCTTGGACCAACACGCCGAGGTTCTGGCTTCGATCTACGCCAAGGCCACCGGAAAACCGACTTCGCAGATCCGGGCAGCCATGAAGGCCGAAACTTGGTTCACCGCCCAGGAAGCCATCCAGTTTGGACTGGCTCAACGCTCGACCGAGCAGCTCGCCATGGCAGCCTGCTGGCATCCTCGGGCCGTCACCAAGACTGCCCCGGAGACCGTCCGAAACAACCTCCGCCGCGGCCTTGAACAGTATGCCGAAGGTCTCGCCGGTGATGGCCTTGAGAAGCAGACCGTCCTAGAGGCCGAGGCCTTGGTGGCCGGTGAAGCCCCTAACGAGGCCAAGATCCAGAAGGCGAACGCATGGTGGGCGCGCAATGAGCGCTTCCTTGAAGCCGAGCCCAACAGCCCGGCAGACGTGTCAGCCAATCTGTGGGGCGGCGCCGCCGGCCGTGACTGGTTCAAGGCCCTCTATGCCCAGCTCGAAATCGAGGAAGGCGAAACACCGGATGAATCTCCGGACGATACACTTTCTACGGCAGGCACTTCCGCCTCCGAAGATGGCGCGACAACCGCGCCGACATCACAGCAGACACCACACAACATGACTGAATCCAACACCGTGGTGGCGGCCGCTCCTAGTGCGCCGACCGCCCTCGACATCGACGCCATCGTCGCCAAGGCCGTTGCCGCTGCCATCAGCGCCAAGGCCCCCACCGCCGCCCCGGCTCCGGAGCCCATCGCCCCGGTTCGCATCGAGAACCTCGGCAACCCGTTGCTTGAGGCTCACAAGAAGATGCAGGCCGGTGCCGACCGCCGCTCCTGGTTGATCTCCAACCACAGCGAGCTGTTGCGCCAGAGCCAGATCCACGCTCCGCAGAACGCCAACACGTTCGCCTCAGGCCTCGTGGTTGATTACCTCGCGGACGCCGTGATCACCGTTGCTGCGAACCGATTGGCGCTGGTCTCCGCTTTCAGCCGCAATGTCGGTCTGGACAACCTCAGGCCCCGCGCTTCCGTGCAGGTCAAGAAGTACACCACCGGCACCGCTGCCCAGACCAACCCGACGTCTTGGGAAACCAACAACGATTCGACCCTGGCGGCCACCTCGGTGACCGTGAACCAGATCTCGAAGAACTTCACCGTGACTCAGGCCGAGCTCAACCAAGGCTTCAGCCTGGCTGACCTGGCCGCTGGCTCTGCCGACCTGTTCGCCTACGGCATCAGCGATGTTCTGACCGCCTTGATGGTCACTGGTAACTACGGCGCCGTTACCGGAATCGGCGCTGCCGCCAACTTCGACAGCTCGGACCTTCCTGCAATTCTGGCGCTGGCCAAGAACTACCGCAGCAAGAACCTCATCCTGGACGGTGGCCACCTGGCTCGCATCCAGTTCTCCGGCCTGAGCACCGCCTCCGCCGGCACCGTGGCTATGCCCGACAGCCGCTATGGTCCCCTGAACAACGGCCGATTCGGTTTCGATGTGATCGCTGAGAACAACCGTTGGACCTCGGCCGAGACTAACACGGTCGGCTTCGTTTGCGGCCCTGATGCCATTGCCATCGCCTCCGGCCTGCCGGTCGGCATGATCGCCGGTGAGTTCATCGAGCAGCGCACGGTGACCACCAACAACGGCTTGAGCTGCTTGTTGTCGGTCTGGTACAGCCGGGCGAGCCGCAGCCACATGGCTTCCTACGACATCATGTTCGGAGCCGCGGCCGCGGACACGACCCAGGCCGAGATCCTGACCACCGCCTAATCGGCCAAGTCATGAGAATCGCCACAACCATCTCGGTGGACAAGAACGGCAAAACCAAGCTCGTTTCTGGTCCCGAAGTCGACGCGTCTCTCCAGCGCGACGGCTTCAACACCGCGACCGTTCCCGAAGGAGGCAAGCTCATCCTGTGGATACAGGGAGCCCTGGCACCGAAAGTTCGCAAAGGATAACACACAACCCGGGGGCCTCGGTAATACGGCCGGGGCCCCCTCTACCGATCAAACACAATGGCCGTTCAAGCAGACATTTCAACCGAGTACAGCATGGGCCGAGAAGGCTTCGAGCTGTTCACCACTACCGCAGCGCAGACCGGCGCTTGGTCTGGCTTGATCCCGATTGAGCCGACGGTGTTCACGTCGATCACCGGACACCGCATTGCCGGAACGTGGACCTCCAAGACGATTCCCGCTGGAACCCCGCTGGTGGGCAACATCACCGGCTTTCAAATCTCCTCCGGTAGTGTGGTGGCGTTTAACGCTCGCGCCTAATGATTTCACTCGGCATAGCACTCAATCGTTTGTTCGCCGGTCAAGCCGGTGGCACTGACGCGCCGGTGCTTCGCCGTGATGTTCTGCAAGAGGACGACTTCTTTGTGCTGCAAGAAGACGGCAGCGGAAAACTCGTTATCACGTTCGGAACTGCCGATCATCTTGACTTGGAGAACAACGATTTTGTTCTCCAGGAGGACAACTTCAAACTTCAAATCCAATCCAACTGACCTATGGCAGACACTAAGATCACAGCCCTTACGGCCCTTACGACGGCCGATCCCGCAAACGACATGATGCCGATTGTCGACGTTTCTGATACGTCGATGGCGGCATCCGGTACGACCAAGCGCATCTCGATCAACAACATTCTCGCTTGTTCGCCATCCGCCACCCTCGCCAGCGCCACCATCACCGGCGATCTGACGGTGGACACCTCGACGCTGAAGGTGGACAGCTCGAATGATCGGGTGGGTATTGGTACTGCGACACCAGCCGCAAAATTGATTGTGCGTGATGGAACGAACCGCAATTTGCTGGTTTCTTCCGACGCTACTCAGCTTGGTTCTGCTGGCATCGCAATCGGTGGTTTTACAGACAACGCAGCGGGTTATGCTCCGCTGTCATTGCTTGCGTCTGCGATGCAATTCGGAATTGGCGGCTCCACCGCCATGACTTTGAATTCTACGGGGCTGGGCGTGGGTGTTAGTCCGAGCTTCAACATTCATGCGCGAGGAACCACTGATGGGCGGATTCAAGTGGAAGGCGCGAGCGGATACGGAATGGTGTTCATTCAAGCCTCCAGCGGCAATTCTGCTCAACTTCAGCTCAATTCAAACGGTGGTTCAGGTCGGAGATACGTTGTAGCATCCAACACATCCGGTCAGTTTTTGATCGGAGATGAAACGGCTGTTGCTACTCGTTTATTGATCGACGCCTCGGGCAACGTGGGCATAGGCGTTACGCCGAGTGCGTGGAGTGCCAGCTACAAAGTTTTGGATATTGCTGGCGGTGGTGGAATCACCTCTTTGAGCAATGGTTTGTATCTTGCCTCAAATGGTTACGAGAATGGTGGTTGGAAGAAAAAGGGGGCTGGTTACGCCAACTTGCTGCTTAATGTTTCTGGGGAATACAGATTCAACACTTCGACCGCTGGTGGAGGTGTTGCTGGAGACGCTATCACCTTCACCCAAGCGATGACGCTCGATGCGAGCGGGAATTTGCTCTGTGGCGCAACTACTGGAACCAGTCATAACCTCCGCAAACAGGGTACAACCGTTGAAGGTGATACCCATTTGAATGTCGGCAATGCCGAGCATCTCTTTTTCGCGTGTTCATCTGTCACTTACAATGCCGCAGCCGCTGCTTACAAGATAACCCGTAACTCAAGCACACTGCGTTCGATCAACGCTGGTGGGACGATTAACGCTTCCGGTGCTGACTATGCCGAATACATGGTCAAATGCGGCAACTTCGTTCTCGCTAAAGGTGATGTGGCTGGTATCGACGCGAACGGCAAACTGACCAACGTGTTCGCTGATGCGATTTCGTTCGTTGTGAAATCGACCGATCCTTCCTATGTCGGAAACGACAAGTGGGGTGTTGGACTTGAAGGTGATGCGCTTGAAACCGCTCGTCAGCTTGTTGATCGTATCGCGTTTGCTGGTCAGGTTCCTGTCAACGTGACTGGGGCTAAGGCTGGTGACTACATCGTGCCGGTTGTGAATGGAACCGGAATCAAAGGTCAGTCTGTCAGCAATCCGACCTTTGAGCAGTATCAACTGGCCGTCGGTAAGGTTATCAGCATCGACGCTGATGGCCGTGCGCGGATCATCGTCAAAGTCGCCTAACCCATACCACCATGATTACCATCAACTGGATCATCGAACGCCTGTTGGTCAAACCGACCGAAGGCTCCCTCACCGATGTCGTCATCACCGCCGACTGGCGATGCAACGGCTCGCAGGATAACTACAGCGGCACCTGCTACGGATCGACCAGCTTCGCTCCGCCGTCTGGTGAGTTCACGCCTTACGAGGACCTCACTCAGGAACAGGTCTTGAACTGGTGCTACGCCAATGGCGTCGATCAAGCGGCCATCGAAGCGAACGTCTCGTTGCAGATCGAGAACCAGATCAACCCGCCGGTCATCGCTCCGCCGCTGCCGTGGTTGCCGCCGGTTGAAATCGTCCCGCCGATGTTGCCGCAGGTGGAGCCGGTTTTGGTTGCGGAGGAGCCAGTCGTTTCCGACACTGCCGCCTGATATGGAAATCACTATCACACTGACTCAGGAGCAGACCAACAGCCTGCTTCAGCTCATCGACATCGCCATCAAGGCAGGTGGCTACCAGAACGCCAAGGTCGGCGTTCCTTTGGCCGACATCATCATCGCAGCAGCCCAACCAAAGTCTGAGTAACATGGACGCAACCAACCACGGCGGAACGAATGGACTAGCCTTGTCGCTGGGCACGGCAGCAGCAGCAACGTCTGCATCTATGCTGCCCCAGCTCACCGACGAGATCCGTTTTGCCTCCGCCGTGGTTGGCCTCCTTGCGGCCTGCGTTGCTCTCTACAAAGCCATTAAGAAATGAAAAACACTAAGACAACTCTCGCCGGTATCGGAGCCATCCTCGTCGCAGTCGGTGGGGCCTTGAAGGCTCTGTTCGACGGCGATCCCAGCAGCAACGTCGATCTCGCTGCAACCATTGCCGCGGTGACCGCCGGTGTGGGCCTGATCGCCGCCAAGGACGCCGAGAAGAAACCGGAATGAACGTGATCGAGCAGATCGTGACGGCCATTCTGAAATGGCTGACCGGCCTGGCTAACACTCAACCCACCGCAGAAGATGCCAAACCCGACCCCCAGCTTAAGCAAAAACTGCTGGATCGCATTGATAAGTCTGGCATCTAGCTGTGGCTGTCAGACCCGAGTGGTCTATGTGCCTTACGGCGAGCCTGTGCGCCTCGCTGAGAGCGTTAAAGCTCGTGTCTGGGTCAAAGGTGCGGACGGCGCCCCTGTGCGCTCCAGCAACCGAATTACACTGCCGGAAGGCTGGTACTCTCTCCCCAAATGACCAACGTAACCCAAGAGATTCCGCGCGGCGACCGGTGGATCGTGCCGGTGACTGTGACCATACCGGACGATGCAACCTTCTCCTGGTCGGGGATCCTGGCGAAGTGCGAGGTCCGGAACGCTGACGACCTGTCTCTATTCGTGACGCTGACCCCCACCGCGGATCTCTCGGTGGCCGGCGCCGCCACGTTTACCCTGGAGCTGACCGGCGCCCAGACCATCACCAAGAACATCGGCGACAAGATGGTGGCCGACCTGGTGATCTACCGGACAAGCCCGACGTTCGGACCGCACACTCTTGTTGTTTTCCAACTGAACATCGTCCGCCGGATCACGACCACCACATGAGCGACCTGGCCATCACGTTTCAGGAACAGAGTTTTCTGGTTCAATTCCCGCGCTATGTCGCCGGAACCACTGGAGCCGGTGGTTCTGTGGCGTGGAACGATGTCACCGGCAAGCCGGCCACCTTTCCGCCTTCTGCCCATACCCATCCAATTTCCGAGGTGGTCGGCCTCCAGACGCTCCTGGACGACGCCAACGGCACA